TATCAAACTTAGATGCAGCAATAGGTGCTTCAGCCATTCTTGCGGCGGTTTTAAAATTAGTTTTTCTTAGGCTATCTTGGAAGAATTTGCTCCGCGCTGTGTCAGCGGGAGTAGGTTTATCCGCTGCCTTCCTAACCGTTGGCTTCTTAGCCGCCACTGGCTTTGCGCCAATGGAGCTATCCATCTTAGGTATAGATAAGCCCTCTGTCATTTTTCCGGGGGCAATAAGCTCGTCTTTGGTGACTGCTGGCATAGCCGCACCGGACCTGCGGGTCCTAGTAAGGTTATATTCCGCATTGCGCTCCGCCTCGCGGGTCTTAGTGCGGTCTAGCCCCATACGCTTGGCACGGTCGTCTTCTGCGTCTGCTTTGCGTTGGTCACGTTTTGCGGCAGCTACTTCGGCTGCGCGTCCAGTCTTACGCTTCATCGCATTTTGATAATCTTTTTCGATATCCGCCATGCGCCGGTCATACTTACCTTGAGCGCCACCAGCAGAAAACTTACGCATTTTACGTGCCATAACTATACCTTCCTCATCTCATCGACCTTGGCCTCAAGACGCTCGAACGCCTTATCAAACCGGTCACCGAGCCTATCAACCAGTGTGTTCATCTCCGAACGGGTCACGTGTTCGCGGGCGACTTCTTCACGGGTTTTATTAAGCAATATGCTTATCCGAGAGAGATCGTCGAACTTACCCTTAAGGAGAAACATCATAATGCCCACCACAGCAGTTAGAGCAATGTTCCATAGCATCATTTCCATGTTAACAATCCCACTTTCTAAGCGAGAGCGCCTTGCGTGTTGGACGACCCTTCTCGTCTTTCATAGGACCGGGCATACCTGACATACGGGCACAAAAGCTTTTACGCCGCGCAGCGGACTTAGGTGACTTCTTCGCCTGCTTAGCGCTGACAGGGGGCTTAATGTTTTGCCCTTGCGCTTTTAACGACGCACGACCCTTGGCGTTCAAGCCGCCCTTGGGGTCCTTGCCTTCCTTGCGTGTCCAAGCAGGCGTCTTGGCCATTAGACAAACCGTCCTTTGGTTTTGCCCTTAGTAGCGCAGCCGTCGGCGCGCTTAGAAGCAGTTGAACCGCCCTTAGCCATCTTCTTGGCCGAACCACCTTTTTTAAAAGATGTTCTAAACGTACCGCCTACTTTGCCGCCATCCATAGGGCTTGCGCCGAAATCAAAACTGCCCTTACCTACAGGGATATCCCTAACCCCAAAGACCTTTCCGACGGGAGTTCGTACTTTACCGACGCTCATTTTGGGGCTAGAAGAGCCACCGCCGCCGGAGTCGTCCCCGCCAAATCTGCTACCAAGGGAGCCTCCTCCAAAGTCGCCGCCACCACCGACAAAGCTAGGCTCGCGCATCATACGATCCAGCGCACGGGCATCCTCTGCACGGCTCCCGCTTACGACGATCTCGCCGCCATCATCATAACGCTTTGCTTTTTTGCGTGCCATTAGACAAACCGTCCTTTTGTTTTGCCCTTAGTAGCGCAGCCATCAGCGCGCTTCGAAGCAGTCGAGCCACCCTTGGCCATTTTCTTGACCTTACCGCCCTTACGCATCATCGCACCGGCAGGAGCTTCTTCAGCCATCATAACTTCGTTCATCACTGGACGACCGCGCATACCTGTGGGGGCTTCTTGACCTACCATGATATCTTCCATCATCGGACGACCGCGCATACCACCAGCAGCCTCTGCTGCCTTCTTCTTCTTTTTGGCTAGCAGCATACCCGCAAGGCCCAAACCACCGCTACGAGCGATCTTATTAGCTACTTTTGGGTTAGCTGCTGCAAGTCCAGCAACGCCGAACATACCGCTTTTTGCAAGTTTCTTCATCATTATGCTGCGTCCTTCTGTGCGGGGACAACCATCGGATAGAGGATGTCTTGACCGTAGTTACCGGTATATTCCTGTACGCCCATGTGACCTAACGAGATTGATGGGTCGATCCAGACGTCGAAACCGAGTTCACGTGCACGGTCACAGAAGAGGAAGTCTTCCCCCATGTAACCTTCTTCCGTAACTTCGAAATCAAACATCGCAGTGAGCATACGATCCGTGCGTGTGTCATAGTATTTCCACTCCGGATGGGCGGCTTCCATCTGTTCAAAGACTTCACGACGCACCAACATAAAGGCTGTCGCCACGCGCTTCGCACGTACGAGACCCATACCGTTCATGGTGAGTTCGCCATTATCATCGTAATCGAGCGTGGCAATGTAAGTTTTAGTTTCGCTGCGGGTGCGCGGCACGCCAGCAACAATGCCCTTCTTGGGGTCTGTGCCCCACGCCATGAGGCGGAACACATCTTCTGCTTCAAAGTTAATGTCCGAGTCGATGAACATTAGGAAGTCGCAGTTCGACTCCAGCAGGTCTTGCGCCAGCAGGTTGCGCGCACGAGAAACAACCGAACACCCGCATATGCTGCCGATGTGGATATCAACTCCGTGCTGCGCAGCCTGCTGAGCAAAACGTGCGAGAGAAACAGCTAGCTTCAAGGATACCTTGAAGTCGTACGCTGGAAGAGCAATGAAGATGCTCTTACCAGCTAAGTCGTAGCTTTGTTCCTGCTGCATATATCACCCGTAAAAAGCTGTAGCAGTTACACTAGCAGGCAAACCCACATAAATCCCAGTCTCGGCAAGGATACCTTCGCCGGGGACAAGGATAGAGTACGCTGTAGGGTTATAAGTATCAGCCTCCAACAATACAGTTAGGTAGGCCGTCACATTACCTGTACCAGACGCCGCCGTAGTAACCGTAAAGGTGGTGGCATTAGCAGTAAGTACCGTATACGCACCGTCCACAGCGTTACCACTAGTAAAATCTAGGAATACCCGGTCACCCGCAACTAGAGTATTTGCTACCGTAACTGTTAGTGTGGTTGAGGCAATGCTGTACGTACCCGCTTGCGGGTCGTTCTCCATAAAGAGGACGTTCCTTGCCGCCGCAGTAGCGTTTGCCGAAATAATAGCCCCCTTCAGGCGGGTGCGGGAACCGTACGCAACACCTGAACTGGACAGATGTTTGGATTTGACATCATATTGCATGCCCATCGGTATTCTCCTTCTTAGAGGTTACTTACCAATTAGGAAGCGCGAGTGACAAGCTTCCAATTAGGCGACGAAATCGTGCCCGCTTGGATGTAGACGTTGGCGTTGGTGTAATCCACGTACATCGAGCCCGGACCAGCAAAGTTATCGCCAGTGCCAGATGCGCCAGAGCTAGGAACGCCGCTGCCGGTCATCACAACCACATCGTTAGATACGCGGATTTCGGCTTTCTTATAAGGCTGAACAGAAGCACCGCCGCCGACGGCATCTTGAAGCTCAAGGTCCATACCGTAGTCAAAACCAGAAGCGGCAGTGGACTGGGTCATGCCGATACCGAAGCCAGCGCGGGCCGTGGTCGTGCCACCGTCACCGTCCATCCAAGCCATAACGGCAGCATCGCCAGTCGTGGTTGTGTTGCCGATAACACCCAGCATACCAACCTTGGGGAAAGTGGAAACATTAGTACCAGTGATTAGATAACGACCTGTAGCCCCTACGTAGTAAGTAGCGGTCGAAGTAAGGTTGGAACCAAAAACTTGGCCCGACGAACCCTGTGCACTAGAGGGATCAGTAGCATCAGAGCTACCAAAAGCACCTGTGGGGTTAACCGTGAAGGTAGCTCCACGAGTTGCAACACCTTCGGCTGTAGAAGAAGAGGTTATATAAGGTGCAGTTGCCGTGCCGAGAATGAAACCATTCTCCGATGCGACGGGACCATTAAATGTAGTACGAGCCATGATTTATCTCCTGTGTAGTAGCACTTGTACGTACCGTCTCTACTAAGTCCGCTGGGCCGGTCGGTACGAATAATATCCCTAGTAACGTAGATATAGCACATATAAAAAAGAAGGGAAGAGATTTCTCTCCTCCCTTCCCCCCGTTCCCTTAGAGCGTAGCTCAAGGGGAAACTTATTAGGCTGCGCCTTCGCTGCCGTACATACCCAGAGGGTCTGACCAGCCGAACGAATAACGCTCACGAGCCTTGTAACGTACGTTACCAGTATCGAAGTCACCGTCCATGCCCGTCGCCATTGGCGTACGAACAAAGTGCTTCAGACCGTTTGGCACGTCTGTGGTCAGGAACCAAGCATCCGTGTCGGTCAAGAAGTGGTTTACAGCGTAACCTTCTGGGATCGAGCCGTTTGACTTCAGTGCGTTGATGTCGTTGTCAGCCGTAGCAACGCGAAGCTCGGTTTCGAGCAAGCGAGTAGCAACAAACATCAGGCTTGGTGGTACGACGAGCTTACGCGGTTTAGCCGCGATGAGCAGGCCACGTTCATCCGTCCACGCTGCAATCTGAATTACAGCCGCTTCAAGCGACGTTTCGTTCAAATCAGCAGGAGTGCTTGGGATGTTCGAGTTTGTGCCACCAGAAACCAATGGGTGTGCAGCAGAGAACAATGGAACGCCGTCGCCACCGGGATAATCAGTGTCGAAGCCGTTGTTCAGGGTTGCAGCAGCCTTGGTCTGCTTGGTGTAAGCCATGGCGCGAGCCAGTGCCTTCGTGTAACGCGACGACAAGGAGTCGTACAAGTTATCTTCAATCGCTTCTTCCGTGAGCGAGAACCCGAGGGCAATCGTTTCGTGGTTGTAGCGAGCAGTGAAGACTTCCTGTGCGTTGTCATACGCGATGGCCGAACCTTCGTTCTTAACCGGAGCAGCCGAGAAGCCCGACAGCTTGGTTTCTTCTTCGAAAGAACGCTCAGAAGTCTCTGTTTCGTAGATTTCTTTGTGCTCTTCGCCGTAACGTGCATACTCAAGGCCGAACAAAGCGTTCAGTCCGGGCAACAGTTCTTTAAGAAGTTGTGCGCGTGAAATTGCCATTGTTCAGTCTCCTTATGCCAGACCGGTTGGGTTGAGGTAGCTGTGGGTGCCTTGGTTCCACTTGACGATAACTTCGGTGTAAGAACCGGGGTTACCTGCCAAAGCAGTTTCAGGGACAACGTCCACAACGCGGATAGGCCACGTCGAAGTAGTACCTTCAGTCGAGTCTACACCGACCTTAGAGTTACCCGTCGCAGTTGAACCTACGTTGTTAGCACCGTTAGCGAGCTTGAGGTTCGATCCAACAGCAGCTTGTGTGACGAAGCTGACAGTGTTCGAGTTGGTACCAGCGCATACAGCAACCTTAAACAACGCATCAGGGTCTTCCTGAACGTATGCTGTGATGTCTGTGATGCTCGTAGTACCGGGGTAGAACTGACGGAATGTCAATCCAAAGGTTGGGTCCGTATAGGTACAACCGAGGAAAACACCGACAGGGGTGGCCGAGTCTGTACCAGTGTCCTTGCCAACAGTACCGCCCGTGAGTAACGTAACGACATCACCATAGAATATGGCAGTCGAGGAGTTAACCGCGATTGGAAGTTGACGAGTTGCACCAGCAAAAACCTGTCCGCCGATCAAGTTGATCGGGATTAGCCCGTAAGGGCTGGTAACAGAAGGGTATGCCATTTTATAGCTCCTTTAGCTATTTGCCTTTGCCAAATGACGTCGTAGACCGTTTTTCCCTAAAGAGTGGCATACGAGCGTC